TAGTGAAAAAGAACACTCGATTGATAGTATAGAAAATAGGATGTTATTATTTCCTGCTCAAACAGAACACAAACTTATATATCAGACTGATGTTCATAAAAGATATGTGATAAACTTTAATTTTATAGGAGATAAAAATTATGGCAATAACTAGAGGATCTATCCCTAAACAAATAGAAGGCAAAATGCGAGGGGCAAGAGACGAGAAAAAGAAAAAGAGAAGAGTAGAAATAGCTATAAAAAGAAAGAAAAAGAAAAGCTAGGACATTTACTCATAACTTCAAAAATGTTATAATCTGGCATGACTAAATTATGCCCAAGAGGTAAAGCCGCAGCGAAAAGAAAATTTAAGGTATACCCTAGTGCCTATGCTAATGCCTATGCTTCTAAAATTTGTGCAGGTAAAATTAAAGATCCATCTGGTGTAAAAAGAAAAGATTTTAGAGGACCAAAACCTGCTGGTAAGGTTGCTGGTGGAGAAATGAAAATTAAAAAAGTTGCAAAGGCTTTACATAAGGCATCAAGCTTACATAAAGCGCAAGCTAAGTCCTTAGACTCAATTACAAAAGCAAAAAGCGGAAAATTAATAAATCAACCCTACAATGGTAGTTACATAAAAGGAGATCTTGGAGGAATGGAAGTATCAAATGAAAGTTTAAGTAATTATTATAAAGGTATGATTAATGACTGATAAATCTAAATTACCTGGTGCTAAAAAAAAGAGTAATCTTTTAAAGGGCGTAACAATTGGTGGTGGATTAGAAGTTTATGACGATGATGTTGTTCAAGTTCCAAAAGGAACATTCTCAATAACCAAGGGTAAAACTTCTGTTAACATTGGTGCTGAAAAACCTTTTCTTAAAGATAGTAAACAAAATATGAATAGCACTTTAAGTTTAGGGTTAAAAAAAGAAGGTAAAAATTCTGCTTTTGCAATTGAAGGTAGCAAACAAGGCAAATCTAAAAACATAATGTTAACTTTTAGTAAAACCTTGAAGAGCAAGGGTGGTGGTGCCGACATGTCAAAAATTAAATCTAAAAAGAAAAAAGAAAAAGCAAAGGGATACGTGTTAGGGGAGTCTTATGGTAATCGTGCAAAAATGGATTATGAACCAAATAAAAGATTTTCTAAAGGTGGTATGTGCCGAGGAGCAGGAGCTGCTATTAAAGGTGCAGATTTTAAAGGCGTATTCTAATGAGTCTTAAAAAATGGTTTTCACAAAAATGGGTGGATATTGGGAGCAAGCGAAAAGATGGTTCTTACGCACCATGTGGACGATCAAAATTAGCAGCCGATCGAAAAAGAAAATATCCAAAATGCGTCCCTGCTGCAAAAGCAGCGAGGATGACAGAATCTCAGAGACGGAGTGCCGTTGCAAGGAAAAGAGCTAAACCACAAGGAGTCGGTGGTAAGCCTACAAATGTCAGTACCTTTACCAAGAAGTATTATGGTGGTATGATAGAAATCTAAGGAGAATTAACATGTTAAAAAAAGTAGATAAAGAAAAAAATCCAGGACTTGCTAAGCTTCCAGAAAAAGTAAGAAATAGAATGGGGTATGCTAAAAAAGGTAAAATTATGAAAGCTAACTCAGGTAAGTTAGCAATGATAAAACAATTAAGAGGTAAACAAGTAGGCCCAGCTGAAGAGGAAAGATTAATGAAAATGCCTATTCAAGAATTAAGAGAAAAAGTAAGAGAGAAAAAAATGACAAAAGCTAAAACAGGCAAAATGATTAAAGCTAATGTCGGTATGGCTGCTAAAAAAGTTAGAGAGAATCAAATGATGAAAGCATCTATGGGTAAATCTGTTAGAGGTTTTGGCGCTGCAAGAACTTCTGGAATGGGTTTACAAGATGAGCAATTACCACCAGGTAAATCTTTAGATTATTACAAAGATTTAATGTAATGAATTATGGCTACGTCAGGTACTACAGCTTTCGATTTAAATATCGATGATATAATTGAAGAGGCATACGAAAGAATTGGTATGCGAACTAACAGTGGTCATGATTTACGTAGCGCAAGAAGAAGTTTAAATCTTTTATTTTCAGAGTGGGGTAATAGAGGAATTCATCTTTGGAAAGTATCTCTAAACGAAATAGCTTTAGTAGCAGGGACTGCACAATATGCAGTAAATCCAAGTGTAAATGATGTTCTAGAAGCTTACATTTCAACAACAGCTGCAGCTAGTAATACTTCATCTACAAATGATATTTCTTTAACAAAAATTGATAGATCTGCATACGCAGCCCTACCAAATAAATTACAAACTGGTCAGCCTTCACAATATTTTGTAGATAGACAAACAACACCTCAAATTTTTTTATATTTAGCACCAGATGCTAATACTTTTACAACTTTAAAGTTTTATTCAATTGATAGAATTCAAGATGCAGGTATATATACCAATCAAGCTGATGTTGTTTATAGATTTTTACCATGCATGTGTTCTGGTTTAGCTTATTATCTTTCTGTTAAAAGATCTCCAGATAGAATACAAATATTGAAACAATTATATGAAGATGAATTATTAAGAGCTTTGAATGAAGATGGACAGAGAACTTCTGTGTATATTTCACCACAAACTTATTTTGGAGATGGAGTATAATGTCTTACGCAACTGGTAAAAGATCAAAAGCAATCTCTGATAGATCTGGTATGGAGTATCCTTATAAAGAAATGGTAAAAGAGTGGAATGGCTCATTAGTTCATATTTCTGAGTTTGAACCAAAACATCCACAACTAGATCCCCCTTATCATAAGGCAGATGCAATAGCTTTAAAAAATCCAAGAGGAATGAAATTTCAACAACCTAATACAGAATTTGCCAACGATGTTACTATTTCAGATTCTGGTGGGATTCATGTGGGTGTTGCTAATTTATCTTTACCAGGCGACTTTGCTTTTAAAACTCAAGAGATACAAGTTACTACTAATGGTTTAACAACCACTCAACATACAATGGTTCCAGAAGACCCTTCTTTACAAAATAGAAGAAGAGAACTTATTTCTTTAATTGGATCAGTGGAGGTTAGTATTTCTTAATGGCTATTACACATTCAAATTTTTTAACTCAAGTAAGAAACTACACAGAAGTAAGTTCTAATGTTTTAACAGATGCGATCATACAAGAATTTATTAGAAATGTAGAATTAGATGTAGCCGGTAAAGTTGATTATGACGATTTAAGAAAATACGCTACTTCAAGTTTTACTGCTGGTAATCGATATGTAAGTTTACCTTCTGATTTACTTATCATTAGATCTGTGCAAGTAATAGATGGAAGCACTAGAGTTTTTTTAGAAAAAAGAGACACAAGTTTTATATCTGAATTTAATAGCACAGGATCACAAGACGTGCCTAAATACTTTGCAAATTGGGACGATTTTAATATTCTTGTAGCACCGACTCCTGCTACAGCTTTAGAAGTTCAAATAAATTATATTGTTGACCCACCTAGCTTTACATCTACAAATAATACATTTTTATCTACTTACCAAGAATCTATGTTGTTACATGGTGTTTTAGCAGAAGCTTTCAGATTTTTAAAAGGTCCTGATAATCTATACAATCTATACAATTCAAAGTATAATGAAGAGATACAGAATTTTGCTCTACAACAAATGGGCAGAAGAAGACGAGGAGAATACTCAGACGGAGTTCCAAGAATAAAAGTCGATTCTCCAAGTCCATAATAATAGGAGAATAAAATGGCAATAACAACAAACGCAATTTGTGATTCTTTTAAAAAAGAATTACTACAAGGTAAACACGACTTTGATACATCATCTGATACTTATAAATTAGCGATGTTCACAAGTTCTGCGACTCTTGGAAAATCGACAACAAATTATGCAACTGCAAATGAAGTTTCATCACCATCAGGATATACTGCGGGTGGTAAGGCATTAGTAAATCAAGGTGTAAAAGTCTCATCATCAGTAGCAATAACTGATTTTGCTGATTTATCTTTTGTAGGTGTAACATTAACTGCAAGAGGTGCATTAATTTACAATACAACAACAGATGGTGGTTCGAATACAACTGATGCTGTTGCTGTATTAGATTTTGGTGGAGATAAAACTGCAACTTCTGGAACTTTTACAGTTCAGTTTCCTGCATTTACAACATCTGCTGCAATATTGAGATTAGCTTAATTTAAAGGAGGAGCCTAGTGGCTGATATAACAGTTTTAATTCAGTCGCCAGGCTCTGAATATTGGGGTCAATCCACTTGGAGTTCAAATGATTGGGGTGGATCTGGTAACTCATTAACTTCATCACAAGGCTCTGTAACAATTACAGCTGATGCTAGTGTAAGCGTCACTGGTATTCAAATCACATCTTCACAAGGCACTACTGTAGGTGGGACTTCGGCTTTAATAGAAGATCCTGGACCAGTAACAATGTCTATTGGTGTAGGAAGTTCTACTATTGGTATTGGTGTTCCAGTAACTGGTATCGCTGCAACGTCAAGTATTGGGACTACCACTATAGATGAATCAGAATTAACAGGTATTGGTTGGGGAAGAAGAGCTTGGGGTAATTTAGCTTGGGGTGCAGCTTATTCAGTCATCGCCACAGGGCAATCAATAACTTCATCAATTGGTTCGGTAACTGCCTCAGCAGATGTTACAGTTGCAGTCTCTGGTGTTTCTGCATCTTTTACACAAGGTAGTTTTTCATTACAAATTGATCAAGACATCACAGTTTTTGCTGCGGAAGATCAATTAGATTTTACAATTGGTTCTTTAAGTTTTGATGCTGATGCAAATGTTTCAGTAACTAGCGCAGGCTCCTTAACTGGATCTATGGGCACGACTGTAGCTGGCTTAAAAACTCCAGTAGATGTAACTGGTATCCAAGCATCTTTTAGTCTTGGAACATTTACTTTAACACAAACTACAACAGAACCAGTGACAGGAATTTCAGCAACTATGTCTTTAGGACAACATGCAGAAATTCCAGGACAAATAATTGGTGTTGGAGGATTACAAGCTACTACATCAATTGGTTCTGTTACAGTTACTGGATTGGCTAATATTGATGTAACTGGTATACAAATGACTGCATCTATAGGAAGTCCAGCAATTACTAGTTGGCAAGAGGTTAACCTTGGTGTTAATAATACTTGGACAGAGGTTGATCGAGCAGCATAATTTTGTTAATATCTAAACTATATAGGAGAATTTTTTATGGCATCTAGTTATTCTACTGATCTTA